ATAAAAAAAATGGTAAAATGTCTAAAAAAGACATTAACAATATGCAGAAAAAAAGAAAATCTGATATTGTTTGGATGAATGATCGTTGGATATATAAAGAAATACATCCTCTTATACACGAAGCTAATGCAAAAGCAGGTTGGAACTTTGAATGGGACTGGTCAGAATCTTGTCAATTTACAAAGTATGGTGTTGGTCAATATTATGGTTGGCATTGTGATAGTTGGGAAGAACCGTATAATAAACCAGATGATCTTAATTCACACGGTAAGATAAGAAAATTATCAGTAACAATTTCATTAAATGATCCATCAGAATATGAAGGTGGTAATTTACAATTTGATTTTAGAAATCAGGTAGATTGGGAAAGAAACAAAAAAGCAAAAGTAAAATCTTGTACAGAAATAAGACCACGTGGTTCAGTTATAGTCTTTCCTAGTTTTGTATGGCATAGGGTAGAACCAGTATCAAGTGGAACAAGATATTCACTAGTGATATGGAATTTAGGAAGACCTTTTAAATAATGTATATATAGATGAAAGAAGTATAGAATGACAGTATTTGCAAATAAAGAAACATTAAGAACAGATTGGTACTTTAGTACACCTGTTTACAGTATTGAAAAGCCAGAATGGTTAAAGCCTGCAATCAAGGCTACAGATAAGTTTATAGATGAAGCTTATAAAAAAGAATTACCTAAACAAAAAGAACGAGAAAAGTTTTTAGGTAAAAAAGACTACAAAAAAGTAAAAGATCACGGAATTAGTTATCACTCAACACCTTTAAACGGTGATCCTGGATTAAAAGAATTAGAATCATATATTGGTGCAACCTCTTGGAATCTATTAGATGAATGGGGTTACGATATGAGTCAATATACAATGTTCTTTACAGAATTTTGGGTACAAGAGTTTTCTAAAAATGGTGGCGGACATCACTCTACACACGTTCATTGGGATAATCATATCTCTGGTCTTTATTTTTTAAAGTGTAGTGATAAAACATCATATCCTGTAATGCACGATCCAAGAGGTGGTGCTATGATGACAAAACTACCACAAAAAGATAGAAGTAAAATTAGTACAATGTCAGACTCTATACATTATAAACCGAAACCAGGAACATTAATATTTTTTCCCGCATATGTACCACATGAATTTGCTGTAGATGATGGAGTTGAACCGTTTAGATTTATACATTTTAATTTACAAGCTGTTAGAAACATAATTGTAAATTCAGCAAAAGGAATGAAATAATGAAATCAAAATTTAAAAAAAATCATTTTATTGTAATTAAAGAAGCAATTGATCCTAAAGTTGCTAACTTTGTGTACAATTACTTTTTAATGAAACGACAAGTAGCAAGAACATTTTTTGATACTCGTTATATTTCACCATTTACTACAGAATGGGGTGTATGGAATGATGAACAAGTACCGAACACATATTCACATTACGGTGATACAGCAATGGAAACTTTATTACTTGCTGTACAACCTAAAATGGAAAAAGAAACAGGATTAAAATTAAATCCTACATATGCTTATGCACGTATCTATAAAAAAGGAGACGTTTTACATAGACATAAAGATAGATTTAGTTGTGAAATATCTACTACATTAAATCTAGGTGGCGATGAATGGCCAATTTACATTGAAAATAAAAAAAATGTAGGTATACCAGATGACAAAAAAGGCATAACTGCTAAATCTGATAATAAAGGTTCTAAAGTTATTTTAAAACCAGGTGATATGCTAGTTTATAAAGGTATGATATTAGAACATTGGAGAGAAGTCTTTTTAGGTGAAGATTGTGCTCAGGTTTTTTTACATTATAATGATGTTAATTCATCTGTAGGCAATGCTAAACAAAATATGTTTGATGGTAGACCACATTTAGGTTTACCAGCTTATTTTAAAGGAATGAAATTATGATAGAAAATACATTATTTAAGATTGATTATTGGACAACTCCTGTATTAAATTTTAAAAATAAAAAAATACAATTACAAAAATTAGTAAAAAGTTTTCCAGAAAAAAGACACGGTATACAAACTTTTGCTACAAACAGACAAAGTGATAGAAGTGGCTTTGCAGAAGCATTTGTTAATATTTGTGGTGAAGAATTAAATATGTTATCACAAAGACTTAAAAAGGATATTCAAATAGAAGACATATGGTCAGTATCTTATAAATCAGGTGAATATCATACTCCTCATAATCACGGCACAACTGGACTTACAGGTATATTATATTTAGAAATGGATAAAAATTCTCCTACTACAACTTATATACAACCTTGGCAAAATATCTATAATGATACTACAACATATTTTAATATGCCTGTACACGAAGGATTAATAACAGTTGTTCCTAAATTTGTAAATCATTTTACACAACCAAATAAAAGTAAAAAAATAAAAAAAATCATATCTTTTGATATGAAAATTGTATAGTGTGTGACATTAAAGAATTAATTTTGCAATGAAATCACAAATTAAAATTATAGATAATTTTTTAGATAAAGAGTTTTTTAATCAATTAAAAGATTTAATCCTAGGAGAACATTTTTCTTGGTTTTATAATGATTATAAAGTATATGAAAATGATAATGATTTTCAGTTTGTACACAATGTTATAACAGATTGTAAACCTACAAGCAACTTTACAAAGTATATAGATCCAATATTAAATAAATTAAATGCACAAAAAACAATAAAAGTTAAGTTAAATTTACAAACTAAAAAAGATAAAATTTACAAGCATATGTTTCATATAGATGTGCCTGATGTAACAACTTCTATTTTTTATATTAATAATAATAATGGTAAAACTATATTTAAAAATGGAGAAGAAATTTCATCTGTTGAAAATAGAATGATTATATTTAATTCTAATTTAAAGCATACAGGAACAAGTCATACAGATACAAAAAGACGAGTTTTAATTAATTTTAATTATATTCAATGAAGAGCTATTAAATTATGTTAGATATAAAAAAACTAAAGGGGCATCTGATAATATATATGATGGTGTTGCATAATGGGTTATAAAAAAACTTTTAAATACGAAATAAACAATCCTTTCGGTATAAATCTTAAATGTCATATATGGTATGATGAAATTAAAAACAAAAATTTTTCATCTATAATAGATTATGCACAAAAAAATATTATATCAAAAAATCTTCATCTTTCAGATTCAGACATAACAAAAGAAACTAGTTATTGGGACAAACATAATATTTTTGAAGATTTAAAATATGATAAAACAATAAAGAATATTAAAAAAAATATAAAAAATGCTTATAAAGATTTTGTTAAATCAGTTGGAGAAAGAGAGGAAGAAATTTATATAAATGGTTGGTTAAATATTCTTCCAAAAAATGGTAGATTACTTGAGCATTTACACGGCAACCACGAAAACTCATATTTGTCAGGAAATTTAATTTTAACAGAAACAAAAAATAGTAAAACATCTTTTGCTTTACCTAATTTTGATAAAATAAAAAGTTACTATTTGCACACCATAGATAGTAAAAAAGGACACTTTAATTTATTTCCACAATGGTTATTTCATTGGGTTGATCCTATTGATGAAGATTTAAGAATTGTTTTAGGATTTGATTTACATTTAAAAAAAGCAGTTGATTATTATTGGAAACATAATAGTCAATTTGATTATCCTTTAAGAAGAGCAATTAAATTATGTTAGATATAAAAGAATTAACAATGGAACAACACAAAAATGCTGAAAGGCAAGAGTTTGTAAAAATATTAATGTCAGGCCATATAGACCATAATCTATATGCGACATATTTGTATAATCAATTACAATGTTATTCTGTATTAGAAAAATATGGTTTACACAATTCATTGTTTAGAGATACGCCAAACTTATTAAGAGCTGAACACATACTATACGATTTTAAATCTTTTAAAATAGATACACCAGAAATTACTCAAAGCACAAAAGATTATATAGAACACATAGAATCAATACAAGATGAAGCAATGAAACTATATGCTCATATATATGTTAGACATATGGGCGATTTATCAGGTGGTCAAATGATAAGAAGAAAGACACCTGGTCCTAATAGATACTATAAGTTTAAAGATAAAGAAGTTGGTGATTACAGACGAATTGTGAAAGAGACTATTAACACATATTTAAATGTATATGAACATTCAGTTGTACCTGAAGCAATTTATTGTTTTGAAAGTGCAACAAAACTATTTAAAGAAATGAAGGAACTACATGATTTGGGATAGACTAATTAAGTGGAAAGACGAAACGGTAGAATTACTAAACAAAGAGCTGGTTGAGTATAATGAACCAGGCATGGAAAGATTTAACAATGAAGAATTTGGTTGGGTAAATAGAACATGGAAAAACAAATATATTAGAAGAGCTCATGTTGATGTAGTTGATGTAAGAGAGACAAAAGGTTTATGGATGGCTCATGTTTGTTTATTTCCTGAAGTAACAAATGGTGGACCTATTTACGGATTTGATATTATTGCAGGTAAAAAGAAAGTAACAGGTGCGTTTCACGATTTTAGTCCGTTATTACAGAAAGAACATCCTTTAACACAATGGTTTTTAGAAGAAACAAAATGGTTTAAACCAAGTAAAGGGAGAGAGTTACCAGATTGGGCAAAAGCAATTTTTAGTGGTGGAAT